TTACATCACCTAAACTTTTGGACGCATTTGTAAGTCCTTCAATACCTGATTTTAAATAAGCATTCATTTCTGTGTTGGATACTTTTTGTTCCTTAATAAATTCCTTTTGTACCTTATCACCTTTATCATTGGTAGAAGTATTTTCTTTATTAAGTTTTCTCTGTGTATCATTAAAGAGTTTCCAAACTTCTGGGCTTACTTCTGCCATTTTAATTCTCCATCAAAATAAAGGGGTTTACAAAATATATCATATTATTAATGATACTCTTGAGACCCCTTTATTTAAAGAATCCGTTAGATACATTTTATATTATGTAATCTAAGCGAGTTATTTTATTAATTATTCAATTCTTCTATTCTATATATAATTCTTATGAAATTTTCTTTATAGAAAGCTGCTTTCTTTTCTAATTGTTTTAACTGTTTTGTTTGATTTTTTACTTTACCAATTTTATCCATACTTGCTTGAGCGGCTGATCTTTCCAATGAATTTGCTATTTCTTTAGATAATAAATCAAAGGAATTTTCTATTAACCATGCTATACCTTTAAAACTACCTTTTGTACCTTTTTTTAAAGCATCGGCAACCCAACTTTCATCAATATCATCTTTATCGAGATATAATTCAATTTTTTGTTCTATATCCATTATTATCCCCTATTGTTTTTTCATCATTTCATTTTCATCATTCATATCTTTTAATAAAAGATTTATAAAAGCTTCCCTTTCAAAATCAGGAATATTATTACTTTCACTTATATTTATATTACAATGTTTTGCTAGATGATATTGTTCTGTAATGATATTTACTAAAGTTGTATCAAGAATTATTTTAATTAGAAAAAAAAATTCTCTACAGGAATATCAACTTTTTCTTTATTATCACAAGCAGTACATTGAGCTGTTATTAAAAATTTTATTCCAAAATCATTATCATCAAACCATTGTCTTATATCTGTATATGATTCTGCTTGTATGTTATCCAATAAAAATCTTGTATCTATAAGAGTAGGCTTTTCAATTTCTCCATTTGGTGTTAATATACCTACAATAGAAGTAGCATGTGTAATTAATAACATTTCGGTTGATTTTTGAATATCTGATAAACCTTTCATTTTTTTGAGACTTTGAAAAGCTATTTTTTGCATTCCTCTTGTTATATGTGTTAATCTTATTGAAATATTATTATCAATTTTTACAATATAATTTATATCATCCGGTATTATAGTTATTTCCAAATCATCAAGATTAATACTCATCATAGTCTGTGCATTACATTTTGGACAATCATATTGAAATTGATATTTTTCACCTTTTGATTTCTTTCTTATAGATATAAGTAAATAAAATCTATCTTGTAAATATAAATCATCTATATCAAAATTTTCATTAACTACACAGGATGAAATAAGATCATCTAAAGCACCTTCAATTATCATTGGATCAGTTTCATTTTCATAAATCAACAACTTTTTAAGTTGACCTGTGGTAATTGGTCTAAATGTTACTTCTTCCTGACTTCCTGGTAGAACTGTTTTGAATTCATATACATTTAAGTAATTTCTAAAGTCTAATGTTTGTGGTTTAGTTTTCTTAATTTGTGTTCCTTTTGATTTAATTTTTGATTTAATTTTAGGTTGTTCTTGTTCTTGTTCTTCAATTTCATCAAAATCTTCTACAATTTCCATCTTACCTTTTTTCTTTACCATTTTACATATTCTCCTTATTTTATGTTAATTTATTATGTTATACTGGTATTACTTATGAAGCGCCATCTCCTGTACCAATAATATGATAATCATATGCAAATGTTATATCAAATGATGCTACTTCCATAGCACTATAGTCTAATGTAATAGGACCTATTGATTTTGGCCAGGCATATTCTAATTTTACATATTTACCATTGGGTTCCAAATTATAATCAAGTGTAATAAGTGTTTGAGATGATGTATAATCACTTGGTGTACCATATGAACTTTCACCATTTTCACCATATATAGTATTTATCTTATTCATCCATAATTCAAAATCTGATCGTATTTCCCAAGCATTATCAACCATCAATGTAATAGTCCAATCAGTAAATGTTTGTTTTCCAGCAACTTTTTTATCCATTCCCATCCAGTTCATTATTATTTCTTCTGTAGTTGTTTCTGGAAATGAAGTTGCTTTAACAATATATTGCATTACTGTTGTACCTAAAACAGTAGCTACAGGAAATTCAGGTTTCCATTTGAATAAATATGATCTAGCACCACCTGTGCCTCCAAAGTTTGCTGTAAAGTCACTTAAATTAAAATTTACCATGTTAAATTAACCTCTATTCTTTATGATAATATAAAATAATCATATGAAAATGTTATATCAAATGAAGCTATTTCTTGAGCACCATAATCTAATGTAATAGCACTTACTGCTTTAGGCCAAGCACTTCTTAATTCTACTTCTTTTATCTTCCCAAGTTCATAATTTAATAAATGTAATTTTTGTGTTGAGAGATAACCATTATTACCAATTCCTCTTTCTATCATTTTACTTTCATTTTCATTACCTGTACCATCAATTTCATTCATCCATTCTTCTATTTCTTTTCTAATTTCCCAATTATTATCACACATTACTGTAATAGTCCAATCAGCATAAGTTCGTGTTCCTGCTAATTTACTAGCCATACCTTTCCAATGAATAGGTATTTCTTCAATAGTTGATTCAGGTAAAGATGTAGCTTTGACCATATATGCTTGATCATCAGTTCCATGATGGTTCTTATCAGGTCTCCATTTAAATAAATATGATCTAGCACCACCTGTGCCTCCAAATTTTGTTGTAAAGTCAGATAATGAAAAAGTGGCTTCTTCCGTTGCCATTATTTATCCTTCTTCACCTTCACCACTAAATTTATGGTATTGATAAGTAAATGTTACATCAAATTGTGCTATATCTTGTGAACTATAATCCAATGTAATAGGACCCACACTCTTTGGCCATGCATCATATAATGTTAATTTATCAACAACAGAACCATCATAATTTAAAAGTTGAAGCGTTTGATCACTAAAATAATCTATCGGTGAACCATAACTAATATCATCACCACCAACATTCATTATAGATTCCATCCAATCTTCAAAGTTTTTTCTTAATTTATATAGTTTATCTGCATTGAATGTGATTGTCCAATCTGTAAATGTTTGTTTACCAGCCATTTTAAAATCAACACCCTGCCAGTTTACCAAAAGTTCTTCAATTGTGGTTTCTGGTAAAGATGAAGCCCTTACTAAATATCTAGCTTCATCATTATCTTCTGGTAATGTTGGTTGATACATGAACAAATATGCTCTAGCACCACCTTTAAAATTAGTTTTAAAAGAAGCTAAGTCAAATCCTGTTATAGCCATTTTATATTCCTCCTATTGTTGTTTACTTTATGTTACTTCTGAATCTTTCATATAATGATATAAATATGAAAAGGTTACATCAAATTGTGCAAAATCTTGTGAACTATAGTCTAATGTTACCGGACCTATTGACTTGGGCCAAGCATTATATAATTTTATTTCGATTAAATCTTCAGCAGTATCTTCACCTAAACCAAATATTCCTCCGTAATCCAACATAAAAAAATCCATATCAATTTTATAATTATCATAATACTTTTGTTCAAATGAATGATTAGCTGTTATACTATGTATCATATTCATCCATTTTTCAAATTTTAGCCTTATATCACCACTTTTATCCATTACAAATGATACTGTCCAATCATTAAAAATCTTCTTTCCTGCCATTTTAAAATTAAGTTGTTGATATTCAATAACATGTTCTTCTACAGAAGATTCCGGGAATGTAGTAGCTTTTACTAATACAACATCATTTTTATGAAAACCTGGACCATTTAATTCCGTTGGAGGTTTCCATCTAAACAAATATGTTCTAGCACCTCCTTCAAAATGAGAACTAAAACCTGATAATTCAAAATTTGACATTTTTTACTTTCCTAAAAGGGATTCGGTATAATTAAATGATTCTGATATGCAAATGTCACATCAAATGAAGCTATTTCTTGTGAACTATAGTCCAATGATATTGGTCCCACTGATTTAGGCCAACTATTTATAAGTGATATTGTTATTGTTGGTGAACCTTCTTGATCTAACATTGCAAAATTCTGAACAGCAAAATATCCTAAAATACCTTCACCTTGTCCATATATTTGTTTTCCACCACCAAATCCAGCAACACTAACTTCTAATTGTCCATGTATAAGTGTCATCCATAATTCAAATGCTGTTCTTATTGTTGAAGTAGGATCACAATTTAATGTAATTGTCCAATCTGAATATCTCCTAGAACCACCTGTTTTATATTCAGCACCTTGATAATAATGTGTTAGTGTTTCTACATTACTTTCAGGTATACTTGCAGCCTTTACAAGATATTTTATATCTAAAGCATCCAAACTTACATCTAAACCAAGTAAACCTGCTACCATAGTTAAAGCTGTTAATGTAGGTGGTGGTAATATCCATTCAAACTGATAAGCTCTAGCTCGTTCACCACCAAAAGCACCTGTAAATTCATCCAGACCGAAACCCATAACTTTCCTTTTATAAGGGAGACCATATGGTCTCCCTTATTTTATTTTATAGTCCTTCAGTTGTACTTGCAACTAGTTCAGTAAATGAAGCACCTGTCTTTGTTGCAATGAAGTCATTATATTTGTTTGTTAATTCTTCTATTGTCATATCGGATCTTGTTCCTTTACTTATATTTTCGCTTTCCTTCATAAGTCTCAAATTTATAGGAGATGATAAAATATCTATTGGTATATCATTATCAAATCCTTCTTTAATAGAGAATATATGATCTAAATGATACTTATTTCTACCTCTTTCTTCATTACTATTTATAATATTTTTTGAAAATATCATCAATGATTTATTTGATAATTTCATAACCTTATTTCTGTAGGAATTCCATTCATTACGATTTAATCTGCTCAGTTGCCACTTTTCACTTAATCTATATGTAGAACAAGTATTCTTACACTCATCTGAACAATAAAATGAATAATCACCATCATTATTTTTTAATGCCTGTACTCTATTAACTACTTGTATTCTTGTAGGCACGTACCATTTATTACACTTAAAACATCTTACTTCAAGTATGTTTTTATCAGCAAGACTTTTTCTAACTTCCTCACACCATTTTATTTGATGTGCGTAAGTGTCATAAAGACATTCACCTTGTTTTGTTATACCACCTTTCCAATTACCATTCTTATCACCTTTACTTGATAAACTTTTT